GGGGAGTCGCTAGTGATAAAGACACTGGTCAAGCTTTAAATCGTACTTGTTATGTTAATCTAATATTCGCACCTAATAACATATATAAGAGTTACAAACGCGGCATATATAAACACGCCACAACTCATAAAGAGCTAAGAGCTATAGGTTTACTAAGGGGAGTCCGTTTAGGCTCTTACGGTGACCCACTAGCCATAAATAGATCTATTTGGGACTCGCTTACTAGTGGCGCGGAATATGTGACCGCATATACTCACCAAGCAAACACAATGCCAGAGTCGATCATGACTAGCGCGGATAATCTACAACAAGCAGAGTCGGCATGGAGTCGTAGTGAAAGAACGTTTAGAGTTATTAGCTCAATTGATAAACTGGTAAAAGGTAAAGAGATCTTATGTCCGGCTAGTGATGAATATAAAGAGTTATATAATAAACCAAAGAGAACTTGTGCAACTTGCAAGTTATGTGGTGGCAATAGCGTCAAAGGTAAATCGGTTGCGATTGTCGCGCACGGTACGTCCAAACGTAAGGCTAAAGAGCTAGTCGAATGACATAATACTTTTATAGAATGACTCCCTCAACTGGCGGCCTTTCGAGGCCGTCTTTTTTTGTTGCCTACTCAATGCTTTATCAAGTGTTATAGTATAACATATCAACTCTGATTATTCTTTTGTGCTCACGAAATGATTCGTGTGAGTCCTGCCGATTCGCTCGCCTCGTCAAGTAAAAACCTTTGTCAAGCCCTAAATTTAATCTTATGTGTTGTAATTTTGCAACATGGTTAACCTTGTGACATTTTTGCAACAGTTTGTAATAAATCTGCCCCGAATCTAAAATAATGCTTGACATTAAGTGGGACCCTCCGTATAATACGCAAAGTGATTCGGTGGGGGCGTAACCACCCATATGTCCAAAATAAAAAATTTGGTAACGATTCGTACCTGTGTGTCAACAAAAAAGATTCGTTAGAAAACAGCAGTTTATAAAAAAAATAAAATTTGTGTGTTACAAACAACAAAAAAAGTACATATATATATGTAGAGAGACATACTTAAGTATAATACTTAAGTTTTAAACTTATAAATATATATACATATAGATTATAAACTTATAAATTATTATTAGTAAGTATAATACTTAAGTATACAGGAAGTTTTCTTTGTTGATCTCATTCAACCAGAACAAACTGTACCAATAGCTCACTTGACAGAGTAAAGTTCTGCCGATGAGTGGGATCAACCAATTAAACTAAGTAAAGAATATGGACAAGAAACCACCACTCCCTTACAGTGAACTTGTTGCTAAGAAGATAAAGGATGGCATCCGTAATGGTGTGTCTGTAAAAGACATCATGGGATCTATTCAGAAATATCAATATGCTCCTAGTTCTACTGCTACGTTGTATAAAATCTATGGAGAGTTGATTGCCGAAACTCGTGCTGATGTTGTTGGACAAGTCGGCTCTGTTATTGTGCAGCAAGCTCTAGATGGTGATTTTAAAGCTGCAGAGTTTTACCTACGTTCTAAAGGTGGTTGGTCACCTACACAGACAATCAATGAAGTTGAGCAATCAGAAGACCCCGATACTGATGAAGGTGCTATCGACACTTTGATGATGTTGTTAGGCAAGAATGATCCCGATGAAAATAACAGCGACTGACCTTAGAGAAATATCCCCTGAGAAACTCAAGGAAGTTTTAGACCAACTAGGCCCAAAGAAAACAGAAGAACTCCAACACACTTGGGAGTTTTGGGCTAGACCAGAGCAACTAGAACCAAATGATGATTGGAATATCTGGATTGCTCTTGCAGGTCGAGGTTGGGGAAAGACTAGAGCAGGTGTTGAGTGGGTAAGACATCAAGTCAAAAGTGGAAAGAAGCGTATTGCTGCAGTTGCTCCTACTAACTCTGATATTCGTAGGGTTATGGTTGAAGGTGAATCAGGGTTTCTGAATGTTTGTTGGAAGGGCGATAAGACCTATCGTGGCGGTAGGTTGGGATACCCAAACTGGTCACCGACAAACAGGACACTCACATGGGAGAACGGAGCGAAAGTCGAGTTCTACTCAGCGGAAGACCCAGAGAGATTACGTGGACCTCAGTTTCACGCAGCATGGGCAGACGAAGTTGCAGCATGGCGTAACCAACAAGATGTATGGGACATGCTACAGTTTACCTTACGACTTGGACGCAAACCAAGAGTGATGGTAACGACCACACCGAAGCCCACTAAATTAATGAGGGCTTTGATAGCTTCACCTCATAGCCACATTACTCGTGGTTCTACATTTGATAACATAGACAACCTTGCCAAACCTTTCCTTGAAACAATTAAAAAAGAATACGAAGGGACAAGACTTGGTAATCAGGAACTCTATGCGGAGATGTTGGAAGAGGCTGATGGAGCTTTATGGACAACCGAAGTCCTCGACAAATGTACAATCGAACAAAAAGACATTCCCGAACTAAATAGAATTGTTGTTTCAATAGATCCTGCTGTTACGTCTAAGACGGAATCTGATATGACAGGGCTTATTGTTGCAGGTATAGATGTGAATGGAATTGGCTATGTTCTTGAGGATGCAACAGATCGGTATAGCCCTGCAGAATGGGCTGCAAAAGCTATATCACTATATAAAGCACATAGTGCTGATCGTATTGTTGCAGAACGCAATCAAGGCGGTGATATGGTTCGCAGAACTCTTGAAGCAGAGGATGAAGCAGTTCCTATCAGGCTTGTACACGCCTCTAGAGGAAAAATGGCTAGGGCTGAACCTATATCTGCACTCTATGAGAGAGGCAAAGTTAAACATGCTAAAGGGTTGGACGAACTGGAAACGCAAATGAGAACTTGGGAGCCATTAGGCTCTATGGGTTCCCCAGATCGACTAGACGCTTGTGTTTGGGCCTTAACTGACCTTATGTTGAATGGCGTTACGAACCCTACGCTTCGCCTTTCCTATTCAAATGCTAAAGGTCTTAGCCAGATACACTTAGGATAAACGATGAAGAATTTAAGTGAAGGACTAGGCAAGATTGAACTTGGACAGGCAGGTACACACACTCGCCAAGGAACAATCCGTGCTGATGAGTTTTTACAAGACCTAAAAGGTAAAAGAGCTATTCGTAAGTTTCGTGAGATGCGAGACAACGATAGCACAATTGGCGCAATCATGTACGCCACAGAACAGGTTCTTAGAGATGTTGATTTCTATGTTGAACCTGCAAACGACACAGATGAAGCGCAGCGTGAAGCTGACTTCGTAAAATCTGTATTAGAAGACATGGAGCATTCTGTTGATGATCACATCTCAGAAGCTCTCTCGCACTTGACATTTGGTTTCTCATTATTTGAGGTTGTATATAAAAGACGCCTTGGACCAGATAACAGAAGTGCGAAGAAATATAGTAAGCACTCTGATGGAAGAATTGGTGTCCGTAAGTTAGCGTCTAGAGCGCAATGGACAATAGAACGGTTCGAGGTGGATAAGACAACAGGAGATGTCCTAGGTGTCCACCAAGAACAAAACTACGGAATTAAAACTCTTTTCATACCGTCTACAAAAATACTACACTACAAGACAACAAACACCAACAACGACCCATCTGGACGTTCTATCCTGCGTAATGCATACTCTGCTTACCAATATCTTAAAAACCTCCAGAACATCGAAGCGATAGCAGTTGAGCGTGAGTTACATGGTGTACCGATTGGTAGAATTGCTGCAGAATACCTAAGTCCTGACGCAACAGCAGATCAAGCCTCTGTTAGATCACAAATGGAGAAGATTCTACGTGATCTTAAGTTTAATGAGCAGGGTTATGCCTTGTTGCCCTCAGATGTCTACCGTGATGCTGAAGGAAAGCCTACAAATCAGCGTATTGTTGATGTTGAGCTTATTGCTTCTAACGGATCTCGAAATATTGACATAAATCCCATCATAAGTCGCTATCAACACGATATTGCACGTAGTGTTATGGCTGAATTTCTTATGTTGGGGGCAGGAGCCAACGGTTCTTACGCTCTAAGCAAGTCAAAAACCGATTTATTCCTACGGTCTATGGAATCTTACATAAATTCGATCTTTGATGTGCTAAATAAGCAGCTTGTTGAGCGAATTTGGCAAATGAATGGCCTAAATTTTGATTTAATGCCTAAAATTTGTGCAGGAGATGTTGCTCCGCATGATTTACGTGAACTTGGTAGCTATTTACGCAACTTAAACGGTGCAAACATAGATTTGAGCGACCAAGAAGATATAGTTAACGCTCTGTTGGCTAACGCAGAGCTTCCACCTAAGAAAGTAGCAGAAAATGGCTAGTTTAGCAGATAGAGTGTTCGATAATGGCCTTACAGTACTAGATACTGAGGCAAACCGCATAGATATTACGTCACAAGAGTCTACAACCTACGCTGAAGCGACTAGCACCCATACTTTAGGCAATTCTACGTCACTTTCCATTGCTGCCCCCTCTGATCGTGGCGGTGGAGGAAGGGAAGTTGTTATTGCTGCTATCTCAGACGGCTCTGTAAGCGGCACAGGCACTGCAACGCATTATGCGATAGTTGACACCTCAAACTCTCGTTTGCTTGCCACAGGCTCTCTCAGCGCCTCTCAGAGCGTAACATCGGGGAATACATTCTCTCTAGCTTCATTCACAATCGGTATTCCTGACCCTGCATAGGTGATTAATGGTCAAACTCGTTAACAGGGCCAAGATGTCCACTAGCACAACTGGGACAGGTACTATAACTCTAGGTTCTGCTGAGACAGGATACCAAAGTTTTGCTGACGCAGGTGTGGCAGATGGTGATGTTCTTTCTTACGTCATAGAGGACGGAGACAACTTTGAGATTGGTAGGGGTATCTATACTGCCAGTGGGACAACACTGACCAGAGGATCACTAGAATCCAATAATAGTGGATCAGCTATAACTCTCTCAGGTAATGCAAAAGTTTTTGTATCTGCCACTGTTAATGAAGTTTACTCGTACACTACAACTACAATAAATGTAGATCAGACTCTAGATGCTAATGTAGAATATGAAACAGGTAGTGGAACTACTATAGATTCTGCAGCTACCCTGACGATACCAGTTAATGCACAGTTAGTAGTCAACACCTACTCAGAAAAACGTCCACTCTAAGGTACACAATGGGATTGAAATTAAATACTGCGTCAGGTTCGATCACAATAACCGCTGAAGACGGATCAGGTAATGCTGATGTAACTTTACCAAGGGGCGGTATTGGCAGTGTATCTAATCTATCTGATCTAAGCATAACGGCTAACGCAACAGAGATAAATGTTCTAGATGGTATACCTGCTACACTGACAGCTACAGAGCTTGGGTATGTAGACGGAGTTACTAGCGCAATACAGACGCAAATAGACGGTAAAATCACAGCAGACGTAACAGGTGAATTTATTGCAGATAGCTATAATGAGACTTACGTGGCAGTTACGTCAAGTTCTAACGCTACGACTGTAGATTGTCACAATGGTAATGCCTTTAGTCATACTCTAACAGAAAACACAACTTTTACATTCTCTAATCCACCTGCATCAGGTACAGCTTTTACATTTAGCATAGAGATTATACAGGACGCATCAGCATCAGGCTTTACTGTGACATGGCCTGCCTCTGTAGATTGGCCT